AAGCATATCCGGATTAGCCAGACCGTTCGAACGGATAACGTTAGCCAGCGCTTCGATGTCCGCCAGTTTTGTAGAGGACGCGTTATCCCACGCCACGCCCGCCGTAGGGAAGTGCGTTGCTTTAGGTGCGTAATCGATCTCGTACACCGCGTTACCCGCGTCGTCTGTGAGCGTTACGGTACCGGTCGTAAGAACCTGGCTACCCTGCAGCTCGATAGAGCGCAGGATTTTACGTTGCAGTTTAGTACCGAGCGCGACACCGCGTTTAATAGCGTTCGCTTGGAAATCAACCGCCATAAACGGATCTTCACCGGGCATACGGTTGATAAGCGTATGCGCGTTGATTGGCCCCGCTTCTTTATGAATCGGCGGTTTGAACGCTTTGTTGGTGTAGATATCCCCCGAGTTAAGGCGTGCGCCCGTACTCAGATCCTGGATAGCGATAGAGATATCTTCTTCCGTACGGACGATATCAATCTCCACCTCTTCCGAGTTATGAAAGTTCTTACGCGGGGATTGGAACATACCCGCAAAAAACAGAGTCGGCTGCGCGTCTTGCTCGTACGCGTCCAGCATTACTTTAGTTACTTTATCACTCATAGCGAGCCCCTTTTACTGATTGTCTTGGATATTGAGTTCCGTGGCTTTTTCCGCCACGATACCAAAGCCACGCAGGCCATCCACGATACGGTCGGTAACTGTACCGCCGGCGTCGATTACCAACTTCTCGCGGCGTACACGCCCGCTAGCCATAGCGCGCGCTGGAACGTCCGACGCACCTGTAGCCGTTACATCGTAAGTAAGTACCATGCTCGGAATTTGAGCTCCGCCGATACCATCCTCCGCGAAGATAACGATATCTCCGTCCGCCGCAACGGTAAGAGAAAATTTATCGCCCACGATGAAGTCCGTGGCGCCATCCGTGATTGTAAACGTCATGCCCCCCACGTAGAATACCGTGGCCGCTCCAGCTCCGGCAGTCATAACGAGATCATTAGCGATAATGGCCCCGTTAGGGTCTTCCAGTTTGAACGTACCGCCATTGGTTACAGCCGCAACACACTCGAGGTTATACGCGCCCACTGATGGAATAATATCGCCCGCGATCACACTGACTGCTGTAACTGTACCGTCGCCGGTGTTACCCACATCTGCAGCCGCCGTAATAGCGTCTGCAACTTGCTTACGCGCGAGGATAGTACCTTCTACATAAGTGTCCGCCCCAGGAAACGCCAGAATACCGTCGATAAAGACCGCATCCGAGACGATTACCGTACCGATATCCAGATTAGTAGTAGTTAGATTAGCCATCGATCTCTACCCCCAGAGCTTCCGCTGTAGCTTTAGCAAGCGCTGTTTCTTTAGCGTCCGCGTCTGCCGCAGGTGTGTTAAGATCGCCTTCGCTCTCTTCCGTACGTGCTACGATAGCGTTGTTCTTCATACCCGCGGCCATGTACTTAGCATTAATAGAAGCGCTCAACTCAGCGCCGTTCTTAATACATTCTATAGCCAGCGCGGTATCGCCCGACGCTTCCCCCATTGTAACGTGCGCTTCCACGCGTTCGCGTTCCGCATTTGTACCGATACTTACCGCCTCTGCAAAGAGCGCGGGATGCTCGGTTTTCAACTGATTGATGTCCATTGGTTTCCCCCTTGTTTGTTCCCCGCCATCGGCGGCTTCCTGATCGAGTACACGGACGCCATTAGCACCCGCATCTACTGAATTATATCCTAAATTGTCGGATTCTTCGCCATTAGCGCCCTCTAAAACTGCATTTCCGTTAATTACGCTATCTATCATGCCCGTAGACAGCGCATCGGCTTTGCCCTCTTCTGGGTCCTCGGCGATAAGGGTACCCCCCTTTCCAAAATTAGTTATCACGTCCTCGTCTGTAGTACCGCGACCTTCCGCTACGGCACGAATAAACACCCGCTCAGATGCGTTTATCTCCTCTTGGTATATGTCTCTACCCTCCGTCGTAGCTGGGTCTGGGGCCTTATTCGGCGCGTTTTTAGAAACGATACGGATCTTTTTAATACCGTTACGTTCCATAGCGGATGAAAAATCAAGCCCCGCTAGAATAACACCTACGGACCCCGTCTTAGCTAAAGGGGATACCGCCGTAATGCTCACCCCAGGGGTAGCTACTAGGTAGTACCCAGCTGAAGCGATGAGCCCGTGATTCTCCGCGACCACTGGTTTACTCGCGGCTAAACGCTTAATAGCCTGACGTGCCCCGTCCATACCGTCTACAGTGCCGCCGGGAGTGTGCACCGCGAGGAGCACTTCGGTTACCCCCGCGTCCTCCGCTAAACTGTCCGCCGCGGCCACGATATCGTTATACGCGGTGCCACCGTACCCAAAGAAGCGCGCTAACGGGCTTGGCCCTTCGGGAGATAAAGGCCCCGATATGCTGATAGTCGCCTTACCCCCCGAACGGGTTACGATCCCAGCGTCTTCCGTAGCTAGTCCGAATCGATCAAAAGCCTCCGCACGTTCTTCAGCACTCGCGTTTTCGATAGCTGTTAAATATCCGTCGGCGAAATTCGCCTCCATAGCGTATAACGTCATACTACACCTCCTCCAGGATGCCGAACCAGTCGCCGGAGATCGTGGCTACCTTATCCGAAGTGGTACGCATCCCTACTACCGTGCCCGCTTTAAATGGTATTGGGGACGGGAAAGCCAACGCCTCGCTACCATCCTGCACCCCTACCGAAGCGTGCGGCATCCATATAAACGGGTTAAGATACTGATGACTATCGAGCTCTGTGGCCACGATCTCTACTATCGTACCGGCGGCAGCGGTACCGCTTACGGAGCTCGCGACTGCGGCCTCGACCATTAATCGCTTTCCAGCTGGTACCATCCGCATAGACGACGAGCAACGCTCAGCCCCCGCCTCTATCAGACTAAACACCACCGCGGCATCGGTAGCGCGGTACGCCTCCACAAGCCCGGCCGCGGATACATCGGTTCCGACGTCTTCCACGTGCATACATTGTATAAAACGTACTCCCGATAACTGACCGGTTACGGGGGTGATCCCGGTGAGCGTAATAAATGTGCTCTGTGGTTGTAGGTCAACGTCAAGATAGTGTACCTCTACTCGGGATACCCCCGTGCCGCCTACCGCGTCCTGCGCGCTGGAGCTAACAAAAGAGATGGTCTCCCCCGTAACTTGATCGGGAAAAGTGAAAGCCCCGTTAGGCCATATGATGTTATTTACCACCGCTCCGCCAGTGGTGAGCTTTCCATACGCTCCGAATATCGTAGCGCCCGCTACTTCGCCTCTGGCGACTTCCGCACCGTAGCCCTGTACCGTCCGTAACGGCCCGTTATAACTGTTTACTCTAGCCATAATTCTATCCCTTTCTATGTAATTATCGTGGATCTGGCGGAGCTATCCGCACCTACGGGCCAGTAGTATACGTCTACCGCAGTGCTACTGTCCGCTACCATGGAGCCGCGCATTAGCGTACCCTCGTTTAGTAGCGTAGGGGCCAGCGCTCCGGTCGCTACCACTGCGTAATAACACGCGGTGGCGTTTAAATCCAACGCGGCCACGCGTCCTACTTTCATATTGGCGGCTACTTTGGTCCATCCTCCGGCGGGGCACGCCGTGTCTAATATCGTCGCCATTTAGTCCTCCTCGTCCAGTGTATCTATATCTTCCGGATTCTCGTCTTTAACGATACCCGCGTCGATTAGCGGCTGGATCGCAGCGGCTAACGCTTCATTCTCCCGCGCTAACTGCTGGGACACTTTAGAGAACTTCATACCCGTAAGCTCTCGGGTCGCGCGTTCTCGGGTAATGAGCCCCTGCCCCATCATCTCAGCGTAGGCGCGGACCTCTTTAAGTAGATCGACGTTAGGTTTAATAGCACCCGACCAGTCCGCGAGCATCCACGCGCCGAGGATATCCCACTTACTACCATCGACCCACGCCTCGAGAAGCCCGTCGGCGTTGATACCGTCCGCTAAGACCTCGGATAGTAGATAATCCTGGTAGATCGGGCTGGCAAACTCTTCGCCGAACGCGTTACGCGCTTTCTCTAAATATATCTTAAACTCATTGACCGCGCCGCGGCTGGCGGAGTAGTTGTTCTGGAATGCGAGGGTTAAGACTTCCGGCGGCATTTCGTTAGCCCACGCTATCCCGTTGATAATGGCGGCCTCGAATACCCCAAAGTTAACATTGGGGCGGCGCGTGTCATAACTGACAGGCTCCTCCCCGGTCTGTAGCTCTTGGAACATCATACCCGGCATATGTTGGGAGAACTGTACGTCCTTACGCCCCTGGGAGTCGTTTTGTGTGGTTACAGTGTCCTTACGAATCGCACCAGCCGTTAACGGGCTGGTACCCATCTTATCCTCGCCTTTTTTTATCCATAGCGCGACCATAGAGTTAATTACGGCTGCGCGTTGCTCCGCATCCCGATACCGGTCAACCTCTTTAAGCGATTGGATAACGAGCGCGAGAAGAGACTGGCCGCGGACTTCATCTATAAGCCGCTCCGTTCCGTACAGTAACCACGCTTGTCGTCTGCCGGTCTTACGCCCGTATGACGTTACGCGTCTGGACGTGCCGTCACTCTGCGTTACGAAAAACGCGACGTGACGTCCTGCAGCATCCATCTCTACACCGTGAGATAACGTATGCCCACGCGCGCTTACCGCACGGATCATCGTGTCCGACGCCGGGTCCGCGACGTGCTCAGCGTCTACAAGATCCACCATAGGGAGATTAGCGAGCCCCTGCCGCACTATGACAAGAACGTCGCCGGACACGAGGGCCATTAAACGGGCTTCGCACTGTTTCGCTCCGAACGTTTTAGCCTGCTTATAATCACACAGCTCCGGGGTCTTCCCCCAAATAGCGAAACGGCGCTCCGTGTTCTCGGACCATGCGGCCAGATCTTCAGGGTCGATACCCAGGATATCCGCGTCCGGCGTGGCTTCAAGCGCCAGCCCTTTATTAATCTCGTTTGTGATAAGACGGCGGATAAGGCCCCGCGCGTATAGGTTCTCTGTAAATAGTTGCTTGGATCGCAGACGGAGGGTCCAGTAGTCTACTACGTCGTAGTCTTTAGTGACCCCGAAGCCCCCCGCGAACTTATCGCCGGTCCAGGACTCGGAGACGCCCCCGACGTATTGCGCTAACTCGTTAACGGATACCGCTACAGGGTGCTCCGTCGGTGCGGTCGCGGCGTGCTCTGCGGCGATAAGCTCCGCCAGATTGTCACGCGCTCCGCCTATAATTACCTGACTCACCAGCTCGGCCCTCCGATTATTACGCCGGACCCGTTTAGTCTGGCTTGCATTGTACACAGTCGATTATACATGGACTCCAGCGTCTTGTTAAGACCCGCGAGATCGAGGAGAGTTACCGTCTGTCTACTCTGGCCGGTATCAAGTGTATAGGACTGCACACCCTCGGTCCCGAGCGCCGCGATAGCGTCCTCATATATGATAATTTGAGCTTTAGTAGCGGTAATACGGTCTTGTAGGAACTGTGTATCCATAGCGCTACCCCACATTTTTTAGCACTATTGTAGCACAATTCGGGTCACTTCTCAAAATAAAGCGCGTTAGACTCTATATAATCCCAGAACTGCGGCCAGTTTATCGTATCCAGTTCGAAGTGCTGGCGGCATATCGACCACGCGAGGATATCGATACCAGCGTGGCCGTATACAAGCAAGTCCCAGAGCTCATTACGCGCGTTTCCGGGGCGGTGCCAGTAGTACACCGTTTGGCCTTTATCGTCCGTTTTCTCCCGGCGGGTCTCTGCGGTGAGCTCTTTAAGCTGCTTGTCCGTGATATCGACCGGTGCGTTAAAGTGATATTGCTTCTGTACTCCGCTCTCCGGCGCCCATTCGCGACGTAGTACGGGGGCCAAACGGTCTTTATAGTGATCGACTACGATTTTATACCCGACGGTGCCCGCCTGCGTTTCGAAGCTGGAGAACTCTTTAATGGCCTGATTTTTACCCGGGCGGTCACGCCCGAGGATCGGGTAGACCCCCGAGTTATAGTCCGCACAGAATGAGGTAACCACGTCGTTCGCGTAACCTGCATCTATCAACGTTAGCGCGATCCTGTAGCGCGTACCGTCATCCGCTGTGTACTCCGTCTCCTCTATGAGCTCGCGCAGTCTGCCCCAGACCGGGCTACCCGCCTCGTCACATCCCGGCTCTCCCTCTTTTACTTCGAATCTCCAGTAATCGATAACGTACGGCTTCGTATCGCGGCACCACCCCATGACGCTAACCGCGAGGTTTTTAGCGTGAACGTCAACCTGACACGTTAGCAGTAAAACGGGGCTGCCGCTATGCTGCACTGCGTAACGGTTAGGTATCTGCCCGAGGCGGTACACCGCTCTACGGTGCGCGGATACACTGCTGAATCTGATCTTGGAGCCCATTACCTCGAACGGTTCCGCCAGGACGTTATTATAAAATACCTGGTACGCCGTTATGTCCTTAACGCGTCGTCCCTCTACGTCGTACGCCTCGAGATAATCCGATACAAGACTCGACCACGGGGCCATACCGATAGGTGAATACATAGCGGGAAGGTGGTACGAGCGTATGCCGGGCTCCGCTGGCTTAGCGGTCGGTACCCATTTGGCGCCGTGGCCCTCCGAGAATAGCCGCTCTTTATCCCTCTCGTAGTGGGCGTGGCCGCACGCGGAGCAGCAGTACCGTACCGAATCGAGATCCAGCGTGCCGTCATCCATCTCCCACATAAACCCGCCTACCACGCCGGTCTCTTTATCCTCCGTGCTCCAGCGTAATTCCTGTGAATGTCCGCAGCCGAGACAATTTACCATGTATTTACGCTGATCACCACGCAGATAGGCTTTCTGTATCTTGGAGGTCGAAGCGATAAGCGGCGTACTCCCCCGGAATATCTTACGGCGGTCCCAGTACCCTTTAAGGCGGCCGTCCGATAATTTATCCGGGTCTCCGTCCTTACCGACGGTCTCAGGCCACGCGTCTATCTCGTCCTTTAGCATTACGGCTATAGAATAGGACCTCATCTTCGCCGCGTTGATCGCCCCGAACGGTACGAGGTACGCGCCGCCGGCAAACTGTAGGTGATTCGCGGTCTTACCGGTCTTACGCGTGTTACCCTCGTCGCTGGATCGGATTATGTCGTCAAACCCGGACTGATTGAACATAGGGATAAAGTTATTCTCTATACGTGCGGCGGCCAGCTCTTTATCGGCCGTCATATACATCATCGGGAGTGTCTTAACGTGGGCGGCGTAGTATAAGACCACGGATTCGAGCAGCGTGGAGTACGTGATCTGTACGCCTTTTTTAAGATTTACTTCACGTACGGGGCTGTTAATATCCGCACAGTCTACTATCTCGCGCATAAAAGGGTTAACGTCGTAGCGTATGTAGCCGGGGATCGACGTAACGGACTCCGGTAGGTACCTATTCTCCTCATTAAATCCGGAGGGCTTTACGTGGACGATGTGGTCGGGGAGCCCCTCGACCTGCGAGATAAGCCAGTCGCGGCCAGTGTCATTAATCCCCGACATTTTTTAAAGTCCTGGACACCCTGGTCTTCATCGGTCGGATAAAGCTACCCAACTGCTCCGCTACGAACCTCTCCACGTCTTCGAGATCTCTCCCCGCGTCGTGCATGGCCGTAGCGCGTCGGGCTATCGTCTTCGCGCCGTCGGTTAGCATTTTAGTAAGCATAGAGTCCACATGGTCTATAACTCCAGTGCGTATAAGCTCGCGGGATACCAGCTCCCCTTTGGCTTTGGCAGTCTTTACGCGTTTCTCGTCGATCATCTCTATCTCTTTTACGGCTTTGAGGTAGTCGACGAAGCGGTAGTCCGTACCGAAACTCTTAACGACGTCACGGATAGACCAGTCTGCGAACTCCAGGATGTTGTCGGGGATCTGGAAGGAGCCCTCGTCTACCTTACCGTCTTTCTTACTTTGATTACGCGCGGTGTGACCGGACGGCTTCGTCGTTCGTACCGGCTGGCCGTTTACCGTT